CCTAGTTGCACATCTGTATCAGATGTCTGCAAGTTTATAATAGCGCCATCACTTGTTTTAAGTGTTAGATCGCCAGAAATATTTAATGAATTAAGTACATCATAAACAGCGGCTCCAGAACCTGCGCCGTCTGTTGCTATAATCTTACAAGTCCCTGCTTCTATAGATACATTGGCTCCACTACCCTGAGAAAACGTAAGTGTAAAACTTGTGTCGTTTTGCATCATCCATACTTTTGATGCTGTGTTAGGTAAAAGAGTGACTGTGCAGGCTTGTCCACCACCTGTAAGTTTTAAATACATCGCTCTATCTGAATCAGAAGAACCGTCTGCTATTGTTATATTGTCAGTAGAAGCGTTGGCAATAGCTCTAGTTCCATACCCTAATGCTTGACCTATTAGTTCTAAATTTGTGTTGGTTATGGTTCCCCAATTACCAGCTTCCTCACCCGTAGCAATTTCTGTGAGTCTTAAATTGTTTACATATGAACTTGCCATCTAAATATCCTCTATGCGGCTATATTGCCTGACCAATTAGGTGTTTGCGAAGTGCTTATCTGTGACCAGCTAGGTGTTTGAGCATCGCTTACATCACTCCAAGTAATAGACGGTGGCCCTTCAACTGCTTGCCATAATTGTACTGAAGAAACAACAGCAGCAGCAGATACACTAGTAACTGAAACAGCGTCAACAACAGGTTGACCCCACGGCCCAGAAAAATACTGTCCTCGACTCCAACCGCTATTCGTTCTATTTGCCATTATGTAATCCTAATAACCGCTGTGTCTGCGTCGTTTACAGGAAACCGTATTCTAAAGTCAGGGTTGCTTGTTATGTCAGAACCAAAATCTAATACGCATACAGCCTTGTTACTTTGTGAACTATTATAAATTAATGCGCCTCTTGCCGTAATACTAGACGAGTTCCAAAAAGCATCTCCAAAATCACAAAACCCTGTAGTACCACCACTTGAAGGCTCTACATTAGTGAGAGTAAACCCGCCAGAAACATAGGCTGTACCGCTTGCTTCGTTAGAAGTGGTAAATGCTGTGGTGTCTGCTCCTATGGTAGCGCTAGACGTATACAAAGCTATCTTAAAAGTATGTCCTCCAGCGGCACTAAAATTATGTACTGCTTGCAGAATTTCTTTTTTAAAAGACGTACACATTGTTTGTGTTATAGCCATGATTAAAGTATCTCCTTATAGCGTAGCTTTTCTTGCCTGACCCGCCCTGTAGGAGTCATTACGGTTCTTATATTCTGATAGTTGTTTCAATGCTCCTAACGCCGCATCATACCGTTTTTGGTACTCTGCCATGACATCAGGCTCACCCTTCAAAAAGATATTGGCTTCTAGCAAGCTACCGTAAAGCAAGACTGTACTGTAGTTATCGCCAATCCAAGTAGTATTTGAGTCTGTGCTACCGTTTGTGATAGATGTTGGGTAGTAGTAATAATGCAGCTCTGCAGAATATCCTGCGTCTGGCGTTGGGCCTAATATAAATGCGCTATCGTCAAACAGCGCATAATACTCTGGTGTACCTGTTGTTGTAGGTAACGGGAACGCCTCTCTAATAAAATTAACGTCTTTGTTAATTAAATAGTTATAGTTACCACTACCGTCTATTAGAGCTAAAGAATACGTATCCAACCAATCATCAGGAACAGCTAAGTATTTATTATTGATTGTTATTGTGCCCGTAACATTTTTACGTAAATAAGCAATCTGCACACTGTTATATATGCTTTCTTCTGCTTGTGTAATAAATAAATTTACATCAGTAGTTGAAAAATCACTCTCTGTGTAAGATTTAATTGCTGCAACTAATGCGCCGTAATTCATTGTTATTAGTTAGATTTATTGCTAAACCCAGTACCTTTAGTTGCTGCACCTGCACCCTTCATCTTCTTAGTTTGGGTGTTAGGTATTTTATTCGGATACCCAGCGTTAGTCGGCATAGCACAAGGTTTGATAGTGCTCATATCTTTGACTTTTACTTTCATATTAGCTCCTTCAGCTATTCACTGTATCTACTGTAACAGTACCTATTTTACCTGTGCCTTTCAAACTATTTGGCACTAGACCGTCTTTGTCATTAAAACCAACTGGCTCCCAGCCCCACTGAAATATATTTACTACATCCGTTCCTTGTGCAGGTCTTGGATTTCGTACTGCTTGAGCATCAACAACAGGGTACATACCCTGTAGGTTTTGTGGGTGATCAGACTCCCAACAAGTAGGACACACTAGCAAATTTGTTTCTCTCGTTCTTATATAGATTTCTTTAAGTTTTTTTAATTTATATTGAAACCCACACCTATCACACTCTGCGATAGTGTATTTGTTTGAAGCAAAACGACTAGCCATATCTATACATACGACACTCTAGGAACCATACGCATAGAAGATCTGTCTCTGTCTTCATCTGAGGCTTCTAGCCACGCTTCGTCATACATAGCTTTAAGCATGGGGGTGCGTTGCTCGCTTCCGGGTATCTTTAACGATAGATGATAAGCTAAACCTGCAATCAAACACGGTAAGAACCTAAACGGTACATCTTGTGTATTAACCCCGTTTCCAGCGTCTTGTATCCTAGTTAAACGCCAGTAAGCAAGGGTGTAGGTCTCTGTAGTGTCTGGCACAGGCCACACAGTAAACTGTGGGTATATTACTGTACTACCTTCGGTAGCCCCACTTCTGCGATTAATGTATATCTGATTGGGTCTACCTGTAATGTTTTTGTTAGGTATTCCAGCATACCCAGACACACTTATACGCGATATGCCTATATCGGACTGGGATGTGCCTGTTCCTGTTCTGATAACGTGCTCAATTAAGTCAACAGTATCTAAAGCTAAATCGTAGGTTGCTGTGCCTGCAGTTAATACTTGTGTGCCTGCTTCTATAGTCCAGAGGTTTATACCTCTGTTAGCCCATTCAGCAAATAACAAGTTAAGAGAACGTCTTGCGGTTTTTAAGTCATACCCGCTACGCATTTCTGAACCTGCACGTTCAAACGCTTCTTCTACTATCTCGTTTAAATCAAGATTAAACGCCGTTGTTGTTGAAGTAGCCATTACGCATGGAACACTGTCATGGTTAAGAATGTTGACACGGTATACTGTATATAAATACCACTTGTAAACACCACGCCCTCGTTAGGTATTGTTACATCTCTTGTCGCATCAGCATCACTAACAGAATTAAGTTTCATAATACTTGTGCCTGTTGGCGACGATGTAAGAAAATCAACCTCTCCTGCTGTTGCTGTACTGGTTAAAAACATGCCTTTTAGCCTGCTTCTCATTGTAAAAACAGCGTCAGCGGCTGAAGCATTGATTCCTGCTGATACGTTACCTGCGGGGTTTCCTACGGCAGTAATACTTGCAATAGTCTTAAAATACTTGCTGCTTGTTGCTGTGCCTGCGTTTGCGCCTGTTACTGTTTCTGTTTGCGAATCACCATTAACATCTGTACCAACTACAGTAAATGATTTACTAGAATCATCGCCTGCAGAAAGAATAGTTATTAGTCTTCCATGACTAAGTGTAACAGAACCACTGTCGGCTAAAGCACCACCAATAACCAATGCCGCATTATTGCCAACAGATGCGGCTACTGATATGCCGTCTGCATCTAAGGCTACAGTATCTGCGGTAATCGTTACTGGGATTACATCTGAATATCCACCCATAATTAAACCCTCTTAGACCATTCGGCCTTTAGTTCTGCCTCGTCTAGCAACACCATCAATAGATTTCTTCTTGCTAACTTTCTTTTTCTTTTTGACCATACCACCTTCAGCCATCATAGGCATACCTGCGTAAGTAGGTACTCTACCACCCATGTTGTACTTCATGACCGCGCCGCCCTTGTTCATCTTGCCTATGCCATCAGCAGCAAATTCAGGAACCATTTTTCCAGATGGGCCTTTTACCATTGGCATTGCACCGCCACCTCTGTACTTCATGACTTTGCCGCCCATGTTGTACTTTTTCTTCTTCATCATTTTCATGACTGACTCCTGCAATTAGGGGAGTTTTACCTCCCCATTATGATTACAAAAATTGGAACTCAACAATGTATTTAACAGTTGTTGCTGCTGTAGCCAAATCTGATGATAGTGCTTTTAGCCTAGCGTGAAGCGTTCTTTCAGCTGCTGAGTAAAGCGTTGACGCAATAACAATAGCTTCTGAAGTAGCTGGGCCACCAACAACACCTGCGGTTGTTGAAGTACTAACAAACTGATTAGCAGCGTGTCCATGAGAGTTTTGAATGATGTAAAGAGGCGCGTTAGCTGCCCAAGTTACTGCTGAACCACCATCATCTAAGATAGCTTTTTCATCAATAATTTGTCCACCACCAGCGGCAGTACCTAGATCAAAGTCTACGTCATCCCCGCTACTGCCTGCTGTTACTATATTTCCTGCTGGAATAGCAATTAAGTTTCTTATAATTGTTCCTGCTGGCTGTGTAAAAGACACATCTACGTTTTGACTGTGTGTTACAGCGATTGTTCCAGTAGTTACGGTAACAGAAATAAGTTTAGTTGAACTAGCTGCGCCAATAACAAGACCGCCAGTAGCAGAAGTGACACCTGTAATAGATGCGGCATCTGAATAAGTAGAGCCTTCTGTAATAGCTCCTGTGGTTGAATTTTTTGATATCTTAGTAAATCCGTTTTCGGATCTGACTGAGCCTATAAAACTTGAATTAGCCATTTTGGGCTACCTCCTTATTAAAGGTTTCGCTATAAAGTCCTAATAAGTGTCTGCTAGGTCAGTCGTTATAGCTTATAAAAATCCTAGTTATGTTGAGAGTACACAAAAAAGAAAAGGGGCACAAGGCCCCCTTTCATATACTTTAAAAGTATTATTAGGAAGATCCGGGCGAACCGAAGATTCCTAATGGATCAGATACACCAAAGGAGTATCTTTCTCGTGCCTTATACCTAGCATTTCCGGTGTCAAAATCACCGTCCATAGACGTAGCCATTGGCGCACGAGTAAAGTGCTTCAGACCGTTAGGGACATCAGTAGTCAAGAACCAAGCATTAGTATCGGTTAGGAAGTTGTTTACACTAAACCCACCCGGTACAACGCCCATTGACTTGATCGCGTTGATGTCGTTGTCTGCAGTACCAACTCTGCTATCGGTCTTCATTAGTCGCTCGGCAACAAACATAAGATCCGCTGGGATAATAAGTTTGTTAGCTTTCGCAGCTATTAGAAGTCCACGCTCGTCAGTCCAGTTAGCAAGCTGAATGATAGCGGCTTCCAAAGAAGTCTCATTCAAGTCTGCGCCAGAAGACGGACGGTTTGAGTTAGTTCCACCAGATACAAGCGGGTGATCTGTAGCGCAAAGCACTTTTCCATCGCCATACGTGTAGCTGCTGTTAAAAGCTCTGTTTAAGACATTCGCTGCCTTAATCTGCTTTGTGTACGCCATCGCACGAGCTAGACCTTTGGTATATCGGGCAGAAAGAGAGTCATAAAGGTTATCCTCTATAGCTTCCTCTGTGATCGAAAATCCCATCGCAATAGTTTCGTGTGTATAACGCGCTGTGTATGCTTCTTGAGCATTATCATACTCAATAGCTGAACCTTCAGCCTTTACGGGTGCTGCAGAAAAACCAGATAATTTCTGTTCTTCTTCAAACGCTCGCTCTGAAGTTTCGTTTTCATAAATTTCTTTATGCTCCTCACCATACCTACTATACTCAAGCCCAAAAAGAGCATTGAGACCGGGTAAAAGCTCTTTGAGCATCTGCGCTCTGCTTATAGTCATCTCAAATTACTCCTTTAAACGCCTGTAGTATTGCCGTATTGATGACCAGCGTTCCACTTGCAAATTGCTTCGGTGTAACCACCAGAAGTATTGCGAGTTTCTTCAACTAGACTCACGACTCGTACAGGAAAAGTGTTAGTAGTCGCAGACGTATCATCAGCAGACACACGAGATACACCGTTAATAGTGTCTCCTGCGGTTTGCGTGATTTGTAGGTTTGCGCCTATGTCGGTTATTGCTAAAGAACTGATAACCACACCCGAAGATGTAATTGCAATCTTAAACAATACGTTAGGGTCATCAACAATGTATGCTACTGCATCCGTTGCTACTTGACTTGCAGGCCAATAGTTTTGAAACCGTGGCCCCATTGAAGCGTCCGTAAAAGAACACCCAATAAATATTCCGTTAGGAGTGCAAGCAGTAGTACCTGTATCTTTTTCTACAGTACCACCTGTAACGCCTTTAACGATATCACCCTGAAATATAGTTGTACCATATTCAGACGCAATACCTTTCTGGGTAAATCCCCCATTGAAAGAGCGTTCGCCTACTAATCCTACGGGGACTAGGCCATAAGGCCCGTCAACGCTTGGATATGCCATTTTTAAGCTCCTTTGCTTATAAACAGAAAGTTAACGTAACCGTTTATCCCTTGCCAAAGTCTGTTTTCGTTTTGCGTTCATTGAACAGTGGCATGCGAGGGTCTTGGTCACGCATATAGTTATTATCGACGGCTTTCATTACATCTCCAGTTTTCTGGGAGTAATGCTCGTCCCTCTGTCTAGTAAGCTCCTCATCAGTTTTGCAGAGAAGCAGCCCACCAATCTCTATTGAATCCTCAAACTTACTGTCGTGGTCAACCATTGCCATAGCTTCTGGATGTTCAGATGCCTTTACAGGTTCCCAACCTTCCCTAAACTTAGCGGATACATTCTTAGCATCAGGCACTCCCATAGTGCTAGTGCGAACAAAGCGATAGGAGTACCCATCTTCCTTGTTTATTTCAGGCAGTATCTCAGGAGCTTTCCATTGTTTTGGTCGTTCCTGCGTAGCGCGACTTTCAACATCCCGCTTAGTTCGATTTAATCGACTTTTTGGTTTTGTTTCTTCCATCACACTATCCTTCTAGTTTTAGTTTTTGTTTCACATACTCTTCAGGTGTTATCCCTAAACGATGCGACAGTCTAGCTTCAGAATCCGTTAAGACGTACTGTTTTGATTTGGTAGTACGCTTCGCAGAAGATACAACAGTTTTTGCTTTCGCTGCAGAACGGGGTGACGCATCTGCTCCTGTTGTCGCTCCTTCAAATTCTTCTGGGTATCTTAGCCTCATTTCTTTATCAATACTACCCCAATATGTATTAGGGTCTATTTCGGCATTAATACCGTTTTCACTTAGTGACATATGCATGTTTTTGGCGTGCATTGTCATTAGTTCTTTTCCGGGTGCATTAAACCATTTATTTTCTTCTAACCACATTTGGGTTCTGTGGTCTGGCGCAACCTGTTGCTGTTGTTGCTGTGGTTCGATATTCCACCCTTCGTCTTGCTCTGTTTCGTCAACCTCTCCGTACTGCGGTTCGTAGTTTTCTGCCGCATGTAACCTAGATTGTGCTGACACCATTTTAGCTTGTGCTTCAGCTACTTGGTCAGCTTCACCTGCCTCAAATGCTTCTTTATACATTTTTGTAGCAAGCTGTAGCTCGTGTTCTGCAGAAGATTTACTATTCTCCATAAGAGCTTCTTCGCCTTTGTTAAGGTCAGCTCTGAACTTTTTGTTTTCTTCTAGCTGTTGTTTAGCATAAGCAACCGCTGCATCACGCTCGCGTTGGGCTGCTTCTTTAGCCCTACGCTCGTCATGCCACACTTTTTTAAGTTGTTTGGCTTTTTCTACAGAATATTCTTCAAGCTCGTCTTTTTCGAGATTATCCACAATTTCTTCTGGCATAGGTTCTCGATCACGGTCTTCTTCGGGGGTGTCGTCTTCAACAACAACTTCAAATTCTTCTTCAACAGCTTCTGGAGTTTCTACAACTTCTTCTACTGTTTCATTTTCTAATGCGGTTTGTGGCATTACACTATCCTCTTTTAGTTAGATTATTGTCTTTGTATTCCTCGTGGATCGTCAACTACTGCTTCTACAGAGTCGTCATTTATTAGACGAAAGGCTTTGCCATGTATATTTATCTTAGTCCCTGTGTGGGGTCTAACCAATACAAAGTCACCTTCTTTGCAGTAAGGGCCGCTAGGAAACCTGCTTTCATCTTTATAGCAGTCTGTACCTAGCTTAACTACAAATAATACTGTAGCCAGTATCTCTTCGTTTTTAATGGTTTCTTCTGTTTTGATAATACCATTATCAAATTTATCTTCTATGTCAGGAATAGCGCAGAGGATGCGGTATCCTTGTGGTTCTGGTAGTTGGGTTGCTGTTGCAGATTCATCTATAGGAGCTACACTACTCATTAATCTTCCTCAAATCTTGATTCTAGTTCAGTAACATATTCTGATATACTTCTTAGTGCGCTAATATTGCCACACACATAGTTGTACTCAGCGTGGTCTTTGATACTACCACTACTTAGCTTTGCAAGTAAAAGGTCTTGTTTAACATTTATTTCTTTCTTTACTACTTCAAAGACTGTCATTGGTTAGTAGGCCCACTATTTTTGCCTGCTGCTACAGCTAACTTAGCTCCTTCAATTAACTGTTGCACATTAAGAGCACCTTCTTTAGATACTCCCTCAGCTATAAGTTTTTGTAGTGCTTGTCGTTCATCAGACTCCAGTTTAGCTGATTCTAATTCAAGTTCTGCTTTAGCAATTTCGTTATCAGCTTGGTCTTTAGCGGCTTTGCGTTCTAACTCGCCTTGTTTAAGTTGAAGTTCCTGTTGCTGCATTTGCACAAGTGGGTCTTGTGCTTGCTGTTGTGCTTGTTCTTGCTGCGCTTCAGACATATTCTTTTGCAGTAACTGGTCAGATGCGTCTGCCAACAATCGAGATAGTGTTGCTTCTATTTCTGGCGGTAACTGCTCGTCTTGTGGCGGCAACTGTGTGCCTAGTTGTTCTTCCATTTTAATTCTATAACCCAAGGCTAAATGTTCTGCTACGTGTGCTTGTAGTGCTGCAGCAAACTTTTCTGCATTGGGGTTGTTCGCCATTAACTTTTGAACCACTGGGTCTTGCATTGCGTTCATGTGGACTTTGATATGAGCTTCATGATCTTGGTATAAAAACGCTTTAGCGGGTTTATTAGTAATGATGTCCATATTTTCAGAAACTGGGTCTTTAGGTTTTTGATCCTCTTCTGTAGGCACGAGCTTATCGACATTTTGTACTCCTATCGTTTGTAACATCTGTTTGTGTAACTGTGGTAGGTCGTATAGTTCTGGTGACGTTTGTGCTAACTGCAACACCGTTTGGTACTGCACTACTTTCTGCGCCATCGTAGAAGAATTAGGATTAGACACAGGTACAATCTCTACCATATCGTAATCCGCACGTTTAACTGACTTATTTCCTTGAGATGGGTTATAAGCATAGTTAGCTGGTGTGTTGTCTTTAATAATCTCTGCAAGTAATTGAAACTCTTGTTTCATAGCTGCGTGTACACGCGCTTGAACCGAAGACATAACTTTTAGTGTGCGTTCTAATATCGCAAGGGTTGTACCAACAGGTGCTTGGGTAGACATGTCGCTTGCTTTCATATCAGAAATAGAAGCAAACCGTCGCCCCTCATCTACAATATTTTGCATTAGTTGGAATAAAACCTGACTTGGCTCTTTGTACGGCAACGTCATAATGTTGTCGCGGATAGTTCCGCTGGCTACATCAACATCTCTAAACTCTGCAGGAGATATCGGTGTGTCATCGCCTTTAATTCGCATACCTTTAGTCTTAAACCCACCCGGTAAATTAGACAGGGTTCCTGCATCAACAAGCTGTCTAATTAAAGACGTGCCTGACTTAGCAAACGAACCTAGTAGATGTACTAACCCAAACGCATAAAAGCCAAATCCCGGAATGTACGGATAATGAATAAAGTGTTGACGTTTGTTTTTAGCGTCATCACCCTCTACCCAGTTGCGTCTGATGGCTAGTATTTCTTGTGAGCTTTTTTCTATGGTTACTACGTAAGGCAACGCAATGCCTGTCTCGTCCCCATCCTCGTCTGTGTCTTCAAATCCTTTTAGGTCTAGTTCCACGTGGAACTCTAATATTTTATAGCGGTCATCGTTGGTTGCGCTGAACCCCATATTCTCTGCTATCTTTTGTTCTACGTCATCCAGTTCATAGTCATCAGGAGAACCTAACTTAACGTCGCTGTAGAACCCAGCAGCTTGAAGTTTTTTAACTTCGTTTTCGGTCTTCCGCATAATATGCGTGACTCGTTCTGCTGAATCGAGACTACTGGCTCCATAGGGAACCACGATATCTTCGGCTGGTACGTATATAGAGACTGGGCGATCAACAGCGGGATCATAGTAAACTTTCTTAAACGCATTACCCGACAGTCCTAAACCCCATAACATTCTTTCGTGCTCACCACGATACTCCGGCATCTTATCCGTTATATAGTGGTTCATGTTTTCTGCTACGTTAGAAGCAGCTTCTAAATTCTCTGGCGTTTCTTTACCAATAACTTTGGTCTTAACAGGGCCACCGGGAGGCATTGTTTCCATAATTGTTTCGGATTGAAACTTAACCAACGCTTCAGACAGTAGTGGGTGGTAGACACCGCAAGCTCCTGCCCACGGTTCACTTCGATCTTCTATCTTCAGACCGAGTA